AGCGGCTTCTCAGAGCTTCCTGAGGAGGTTCAGAGAATAGTTGCAAACATGTGTTTTAATTTAGGCTATCCGCGTTTGTCTAAATTCAAAGGCATGAAGGCTGCTGTTGAAGAAGCAGATTGGAATCGCGCTGCTGATGAAATGGTAGATTCTAAATGGTATCAGCAAGTGCCGAACCGTGCTAGGCGTTTGGAAAAGCGCATGCGTTCTGTCGCAGAAGAATAAACAAAGGCGGGCCATGAGGAACCCGCCTTTGCTTTCAACAACAATCAGTCATCGGAGAAGAAGGAATCAATGACTAGTCATGTTGTATCATAGATGTCATTTCTTAGAAAGGAATTTCGTCATCTATTTCTGAGCTGGCAAATTCCTGTGTGTTTTGAGGCTGGCTGCCTTGTTGTTCATTCTTCTCGTCTTCATCGACTCTGATGGACAGTGACATATAGGGCAGCGGAGCTTGTCCTTCCTGCTCTTTTGTCTTTCTCCATCCAGAAATCTTGAAGAATTCTGGGAACAATCCTTCCAGTGAGCCGTAATAGTCTGGTGATTTGTCGCTTTTTTTCTTGTCTTCAGAGATAGGAAAGACAGCACCAACCTTTACATAGATTTCTACAGGCTCTTTGCCGGTCTTGGTTTTTGATTTTACAAGGGCAACCCTGTGGTCTGTGCCTTCAATATTTAGATTGCCCTGCAAAATAAACCTTTGCTCTGGGAACGGCGGGAAGACTACCCCAGTGTTATCGTTATCATATTCAGCCATTATGCTTGTTCCTTTCCAAGTCTGTAGTGGACGAACCTTCCGCCCTTGCGAATTGTGTTAACAGTTACACCCTTGTATCTAAGATTTCGGATGTATGTTTTTGCTGTTGTGTCAGGTATCTTGAACTTTTTGCGGATTTGTTCCAGCGTCTTTGCCTGATACCTGATGTAATCCATTATCTGCATTTCTTTTGCAGTTACTGGAAGCTTCTCAATGTGTTGCCTTCTGCCGCTTGAAATCTTTTTTGGCTTTTCTGGCTGCACAGTCTTTGGCTTATGCTCAGGTTTAGGCTTGTCTCGTTCCTTAACCATAACGCCAAGTATGTCTTGGTTAATCCAGAGCAGTCTCTCTATCTTGCGTTCAAGATTGTCAATCTTTTCCTCTAGCTGTTTTGTTCTTCCAAACATTACCAATCTCCTTCTGTTGCTGGCTGTTGTTTCTTTGGCTTGCTTACCTTTGGTGTGGGCACGCTGGCTGCATTGCCATCGTCATCCTCTGACGGAAGACCAAACGCAGATTGCAAGCCATAGCGTTTGGCGTATGTGATTCCGCTGCCCATCTTCTGAGGATCGGAATTGTCTTTAGTTAATACTGGTGTGCGGCTGGTCAGGCATTCGCCTGATTCGTGCATCAATATTGTAGTGACAAATATTTGATGCTCGTCAAAGTCAACCAGCTGTGTAAATGTGAGGCCACATTTGCCAGCCTCAGCCCGCACAGTCTCGATTACTTCTTCCAGACTGGCATACTTTGATTTGAAATACGGGTTGTTGTTTGACTTTTTGGCTGCTGCACCAGTGTCGTGAAACTTGATTAAAGCTGCTGCTAAATTCTTAGTAGTCATGCTGTGGCTCCTTCTTCTTTGATTGTAATACGCAACGCACCTCGCTTGTCGCGCTTGATTGTGAGCAAGTCGCAATATACTTCTCGCTCGTTATCGCCGACCATTGCTTTCAAGTCTGACTTTGCTGACTCGAATGATACGGCAGATTCTTGCTTATCAATGTAGTCGTAGCAGCGTGATATAAATTCATTGTCTCCAGAAGCATCACGCCTAACCATGCCGTTGACTTTGATTTTATCTATTGAGACTGGCGATACCTCATCATCACCGAAAGGGATTTCATCATCCCTGACCAGCTGCCAAAATTCTTTTACATAGACTTTCATCTTTTCTATGTAATCAAAATCCCGGTGAACAAACACATAGTCCCATTTTCTGTTGCCAAACAAGACTGACAGATAGCATCCCTTTGCATTGGATACCCACAGATAGAATTGTATCTGCGGCATATACATCTTGATGCAGCTTTCCATTGTGTTTGCATCATAGGTATGTTTGCATTCTAAGATTTCGTGGCTGTCCAGCTGAGCATCTACGGTTCCTTTCAGCGGAACGCCTTCCCAATTCAAAGTAAATTCACGCTGCAAGTTTTCTTTTGGTATGGATATTTGCATATCCTTTGCGAACCAATCGATGTTGAACTGCTCTGTGTAAATGCCAAGCTGAACTGGCAGAACGCCAGACAAATCATCTGGCTCTTTGCGCTTTGTCTTTTCCTTCCACAAGGAAATCCAATCGCCGTTCATGATGCGGCGCATATCACTGCCGCCAATGAAACCAATCCTATTCATGAGTAACTCCTTCTTCTCTCCTTTATACTACTGCATCTGTGCAGCAATCTCAACTCTTTTCTTTTGCAGACAATCCATAAGCTTTTCTCTGCGTTTCATGCGCCAAGCAATATGCTCATGAAACTCAGAGTATGCGGGCCAGAACTTGTTTGTGTTCTTGATGTCTCTGATTGCAGCAATGACAATATCAGCTGGATAATTTTTCAGCTCCATAGCTATCGCTTTGATTCGTATGCCTGCATCTTTGGACGACTCGCCTGCTGGCTTCACCAGCATCGCAGCCAGCACGGCGAGGCGTTCAACGATTTGCTCTTGCGGCATTGGTATCATTGCATACTGAACTTGGCGTATGCACTGCTGGACTACCTCCATCGAGTCAGTGTAAATCTCGTAACGCTGCAAGATGACATCTGCACCGTGACTGGTGTATTTTGTGCGGCTGATTTCTTTAACCGGAAATTTCGTCAATGACTCCAGAGAAGTAAGAAGACTGGTATCTACCTCTGCTGGATTTTCCACCTCCATCAGACGAGCCAGTGCCAGCTCTTTCCTTTCGCCACTTAACTGTATTTCTGATCCAGTTTCGGTAGGCTTTGCCGATGTCTGCAAAGCTGTTGCCTTTAGATTGATGGAAGTCTCTAAATTGATTTGCTTCAAAGTCATGGTCAATCTCCTCCTTCATGATGGAATTAATGCTGTTGCAAAGATTAGAATCGGGGAACCAGTCATCTGGAATCTGACGCTTGCGTGTTATTTTCTTTTCTTGACTGGTTACTGATAGTTTAGTGTTGCTCTCTGCACCAGTGCTGTTGCACTGTGCAACAGTAGTGTTGCTCTCTGCAACCAACGGAAATATTGTGTAGAGTGTTGAGCGTCTGTTGTTGCCCCGCTCTCTGGTGAGCCAGCCATTTTCTTCCAGCCACTTTAGTTTGCGTGTGACTGTGGACTTGTCCATACATGAGCGTTTAGCCAGCCGGTCTAGGCTAGGCCAGCATTGATGCGTGTCTTCATTTGCATGGTCGGCAAGTATAACCATCAGCCATTTAGCATGGCAGTCTGGTATCTCAGCTTGTATCGCCTTTGCCATTAGTATGAATGCCATTGTTCTTCTCCTCCAATAGCGGTGCAATCATTGATTCAAACACATCACCGTCAAAGATTACAAGGGTCTTTGGCGTGCCTGTTTTGCGTTTATAAAATAAAACATCACGGCAAACAGTGAATGGATTTGGGAAGCCAGACTTGTCGCGGTATTTTACTTCAACTACCAGTCTGTTTCCCCCGACTTCCCAGATGATGTCGCCCGAATATTCTCCTCCCAGTGATCCTGAGAGCGGCTGTCTTTTTGCTGTGAAGCCCATTTTTTGTAGCCAGCTGACAAACCATCGTTCGTGATAGTTTCCTTTGTTGCGACTTTTGCTAGCCAATAGTCTGCTCCTTTCTCATAACAATCTAAGCAGATGATATGATATGTAGCTGGTTTTTCTGTAGCTAATGTAGCTACAAAATACGGTGTCCAGACATCACATGACATACACTGATTAGGCTTGCCTGTTTTGTCTTTTAGCTTTTTTCTTATAGATTTTGATCGTAAGGCCAAGTGCATCCAACCAGCATACAAACATGAATCCGCTTGGGATTCTTTTATACTGCTCCCATTTGTGAATTAAAGATTTGGTGCATCCAATCTTATGCGCCAATTCTTCTTGTGACATCTTTAGTTTATGACGCTGCTGTATTAGAGCATCAATAACATCGCTGTATGGCTCAGGAATATTAGCCCTGTTGTGCTGATAATTTTTCAATAGCCTTGGCTACCTTTACAGCAGTATCAAAGCGCAAATCCCTGCCATTTTTAGCGCGATAGAATGTGGAATCCCTAACACCAGCATAAATAAATGCTCGCTTTAGGCTGATGTTATGGGCTTCACAGGATTCGGTAAGTATTGTCATGTAGCTTTTCATGCTCCGATATTCATGCGAATGTGCAGTATCTGTCAAGCTTTTAATCCGGGGATTGGAATACAGAGGGCTTGTAAAATTCTTTAGCCCACATCACAAGCTGTTGCCTACCAGAATTTGCTTTGCGCTTGCGGTCATCAGTTACAATCAGCCCTTTTTCTTTCAGCTGTTTGTATCGTGCGGTGACAGTGCTATATCTATCATTATGCAGCAACTCCAATACTTCATCTGAAATGCAACCAGCTGCACCAAATGTTGTAATAGCTGCAAGAACTTTGCGTTCCATTTTAGATACATCCAGCTGTTCCGCCGCTTTGCGACTTGTTTGGGGGTCGCCGCGGCGAACCAGCTTGTATGCTGGTGTGTCAAATAAATCACCGGTCATCGTTTGAAGCCTCCAGTCTGATTGTGTGATCCAAAGTCTCCCATTCGTCTTGCATATCAAACGCTGTTTCAACAGCGTCTATCTCGTTTGCAGCATAGACCTCAATGAAGACTGTGTGTTTTTTCATTTCAGTAAATGATGTGCCCATACATTTTGGACAATATGTTTCGCCGTGTTCTTCTGGCTGAAGCATTTCATTATCGTGTATCTGTATCTTGCACAGGTCACACTCCCAATATGAA